TTATCAAATTTAAACTCTGGCATATATGTTAGAGTTTCATTTGGATCTGAGTGTGTCACAGCATCCAAAGAACGATCCTCTTTCTTAACATCAAAAAGATCAATGAAAGGTTTACATAAAGATGGATCTAAAAAATTATCTTGTATATAAATTAATTTTTTCAACTTGTTACAGTATTTCTATTACCACGATAATCTGGATCATTAAATCTATTGGGATCCTCTGGATCAGATGCTGTATCAGGATTAAAGTTTGGATCTGGATAATCTTTCCAACTATCACCCTGATATTCAACTATCAAAGGATTGATGTCCTTTCTCTCT